TGTTGAACACTTGTTGAACACTTGTTGAACGTTTGTTGTCAAATATTAGTGAACATTGATTGAATCAACATTGACAAACCCGACAAACAATCCGGCGCGTCATCATGTTTGTTTTTTCCTTCCTTACTGAATGACAAAACGTTTTCAATAAATTGAACCGATTGTGGATTGTCATATTTCACGAATTTCATCCGGTTCAAAATGAAATCCGAATTCATGATGATTCGCGTCATTTTGTTTTGTGTATTTGGAACCGGCAAAATTCTACATTTTGTTTGTTTCTGCAATTGTCGTGAATAAATGGCACCCATTGAATTTGATTCAACGCGACAATATTTCACACCCCATTTTTCCAATTTGGACGCAACCATTGGAATTGTGACATCGGTGTTGGACCGGTCAAAAACATAATCACAAACAATAATTTCCGAACCGCTTATTCCGGCAATTGACAACGCGGTGAAATCCGTTCCCATATCTGCGACGTCCAAATAAGCAATGAAACCATCAAAAATTGATTCTCCATTTGGATTTTTGCGGTCCATCATCAATTCAAATTCATTTGGATTCATTATTTCCAATGATCCAAACAAACGTCCGGTCAAATCAATTGGCGTTTGTTGATATTCCGCCAACCAAATTTCCGGTGTTGTTTTTTTTCTTTTTTCCAAATATTCATCCGTTGTCATCACATGTTCACAAAACGATTCATCATTTTCGTTCAATGCTTTTATCATGATTATTTTTTCATAAACGCCGGAATCAATGTTTTGACCAATCAAATCATCACGCGTCCAACGTGTACCGATGTCAATTCGTGAACATCCGGATTCAAAACGTGAATCGTGTGTTCCTTGTTTCCATTGGATGATTCGCGCGTTTTGGTTGTCGTTTATTGCGTCCTCTAAACCTCTATACAAATCATCTGTGATTGCTAATTTTGACGCGCCAAAACCAATAATTGTTCCACCAACACCGGCACCAAAATAACCAACTTGTTTTGATGAATTTGTGTTCCATCCATCCAAATTTGATTTGTCATCCGACAATCGGACATTTGGAAAAACTTGTTGAAATTGTTCCGAACGCACAATGTCACGCACGTCATAAGAAAATTTTTTGTATAACGTCGCGGTGCATGTGTTTCGCATAACGGATTCCGATGGATGTTTTCCAATGGTCCACGCACAAAACAATGATGTGATGAATGATTTTCCGGCGCGTGGTGGCATGGAAACGGACAACGATTTGATTTCACCATTTTCAATTTGTTGAAAACAATATGCAACCTCTTTTAAAAATGTTCTTTTGCTGAAAAAATCGGAATCGTAAAATTGACAGAATGTCCAAAAATCACGCCGGCACAATTCAAAAAACAACATTTTTTTGATGACATCATTTTTGTTCATTTGATTTGTTTAACATTTCACGAATTTCATCCGTTGACAATTGCGAAAAATCCGGTTGATTGAAATTCAAATCCATTTCCGATTTTTCAATATAACCGCGTGAACGCATTTTGCATTTCATGTAGAAAATTGTTGATGTTGTGTTTCCACCTTTTATTTGTTGAAACAATTCGTTTTCAACCATGTCATGAACGATTTCCGACAATTCATCAATTTGTTTTTTATATTCCGGATCATCGACGATCCATTGATAATGAGTTGAACGATGAATTTTTGCAACATTTGACGCCCTTGTGACAATACACAAATTGTTTTCCATTGCTTTCAACATCCGTTTTTTGGCGTTTATTGTTTGTGTTTGTTCGGGTTTCTCTTTTAATATGTCGGAATTTGTTGATTGCTTTTCGATTACCGGCGTTTTTTTGATTGAACGTGTGTTTGTTTGTTTGGTTGTTTTTGAATCGGTTTTTGCGGTGTTTTTGTTCGTTTCCATATTTTTAAAATTTTATATTCCGGTCCAATGTTCCGGATATTCGTTTTTGACTTTGAACGATGGACATGCTTTGTTCGCGACTTCATTATGTCCGATCACCTTAATTTTCGGAAATCGTTTGACCATTTCAACAATGAAAACATCAATCAATCGTTTTTGTGAATCGGTTCGGTTGTCAATTGCTTTGATGTTCTCGTCAATTCCGCCAATATACGAAACATGAACGCCGTTTTGATTATAACCAATTGCGCCGTTTGTGACATTGTTAAAATCTGCCAAAACTGAAAAACCGGTCAACGGCAATATAATGTGATAACCGACGTTTTTCCATCCTTTGCGTTTCCACATTGCCAAAATTCCGCTAATTGTAGCGGTTTGATGTGACGCGGTGCAATGAATTGTCAATGATGTTATTTTTCGCTTTATTTCGGCGTTTCTTATGTATTGACGCAATTCATTTTCATCAATGGAAATCGGACAAATTTCGTTTGTGAACGGAACATCCAAAAAAACATCCTCGTCATCATTTCGTTCAGATTCCCTTTGCGCGGTCAATAATTCGGACAAGGTGAATCGTTTATTGTTGAAAATTGGTTTGATCATGATTCAGTTTTTTATACGATCCACCAAAACAATTTCCACAACATAAACGGAATAAACAATGTGATGATTCGCGCAATGGTCCATTTGATGTTTTCCATGTTTTTCAAATAATCGGTGAATTTGTTGTGTGTTGCATGTGGCATGATGACGTGAATCAATCGGTCAATGCACCAAAATAATAATGCAACCGGAAAAATCAACATTCCGACAATTCGAATTTTCAATGATGGTTTTTTTGATGTTTGTTGTTCTTGTTTTTTCATGTTTTTTATTTATTTGTTTAATGCTGAATCACAAATTTAGTGAAAAAATAATGTTTTTCAATAATTCATTTTTTGTATGTTGAAAATGTGGTGTCCACATTCAATGTTCCGGTTGGTTGAATATTTCCATCCAAATAATTTTTTAAAATAATTGACAACCGATGTTTGATTTGTTCGCATTCAAAATTTGTTTTTCTTTTTTCCATTGGAATTGATTCAACCATTAATTGAATTTTTGCCAAATGTGAATGAAGGTTCAACACGAAAAAATGAACGCAATCAACACGACAATTGGCGCGTGTTTTTAAAAATCCAATCATTTCATCAAATGTTTTCATTTGGTCCGGTGTTGGCAAATTGTGAATGTCGTGTTCCATTTGTTCACGATCAATGTCATGGTTTTGATAATTTTCCATTTTGTTTTTGTTTTTACATTAAATCACTAATTTCAACATGAATTGTTCCGGATCCATTGCACCGGTCACAATTTATTGTTTTATAACATCCACCACAACAATCATTGGAATTGGTTCGGCAATCCAAAACATCCGTTTCACCGGATCCATCACATTCATCACAATCAATTTCAATTGTTGAATCGTGTTTTTGAATATCATTCAATTCCAATTCCAATGTTTTGTGATCAATTGTTGTGACAATTATTTTTCCGTTTTCGATTCCTTCAACAATTCCAAATGTTTTTTTCGAAATTATTTCAACTGAATCACCTTGTTCAAAACTATTCATAAATATTAATTTTTAATTTATACAATTTCAACAAATCATCATCCGACAATTTGTCAAATATTTCAAACAAATCGTTTCTAAATTGTGGCGGTTCATGTGTATATTTTCCAACTAATTCCAAACCGCGTTTTCTATATTCACACGTTTCCAACAATGTTAATTTGTGAATCATATTTTCCCTAATCATTTTATTTTTCATTTTGTTTTTTTGTTTTTATAATTTATAAACCGCATGAACCCGAATCACATGATCCAAAATCCTCATCAAATAATTTCGTTTGCAATTTATAGTTTTTTATTTTTTCATAAGTGATTCCATCACGCCACGTCATTTTTTTATATGTTAAACTTTGTTTTTCAACATTCATGAACCAATCAAATTTGTTTGGATGTTCGTTTGACATGTGTTTCAATAAAATTTCATTTCTATAAAAACATCCAACGCAATTATTGATTTTTGCAAAACGAACCGGTTTGTTTTTCCAAAATTCAAAAATTTCATCACTAAAAATTTGATTTTCAATTAGTGGAAATGTAGGTTTGCGCCATTTGATTTGTTTCCATTTATTATTTCCGTTTTTATGTTTGCCAACTATAAATTTTTCACTTTGTAAACCATTGACATCACATTTTTCAATAATGTTTTTTGCTCTTTTCATTTCATTTGCTCTAAAACCAATATTCATTTCAATTGGAACGTTTATGTTTTTTTGCCAAAAATCCATAATTGGTTTTACTTTTAAATTTGATGAACATGAACGTTGTCGTTGATTTGGCATGTTGATTTTTCCGTTTTTTTGATAAACTAAATCATCAAATGTCATTGGTGACAACCAAATAATTTCGCGTCCAATCATTTGTTCCAAATCTAACATTGTATAGATAATATCATCCATTTCCAATGTTCCAATAAATTCATTTTTTATTTTATCGGAAACAATTTGACGTATTTTTTTGTCCGGAAACAAACATTTTGTGTCGTTTGTTCTAATTAATGAAAACAATTCATATTCCGCCGGATAATGGACTGTCATAAACGATGATGATTTTCCGCCGGATAAACTATTTATTTTTCTCATTTTTAAAAATATTTTTATGCAATTTACAAATTGTTTCAATTATATTATTTGGAATTGTTGATTTGTAAACAACAACATCATTTTTGAATAATGTCAAATTTGAATATTCATCACACACATTTTGAATTGTTCCGGTTGTGAATGAAATGTTTTTTGTTTGAAATACTTTTTTCATTTTGTTTTTTTTAAGTGGAACCGAACAACGCGTCCGGTTCCTTTTTTTTTTATTTGATTAAATCACCAACTTCATCAAAATAAGAACTTATGTACATTTCTGTACCTAAAATAAAATCAATTCTTAATAATCTGTTTTTAATTGTTCTTTTAATTTCGCAAAACTCGTTTTTAAATAGGGTTGTCATAATTTATTGTTT